ATTCTTCAAGGGTGACCCTTCTAAGATCAAGGAAGACTTTCCTTATGAAATCGACATTCTTGACCTTTCCGAACAAGAAGATTAGAGCCGCTGTAATAGCTTCCTATGTAGAAGAAGCTTCTTACCCTGGGGTCGTTGCGTTTTCGTGCGGGAATGCAACCAGGGAACTACGGGAAGCTGGGCTGAATGTTCTTGACATAAGCGAAGAAGGGGATTTGTCCCCTACCGATAAATGGTGGAAGCCTGAAGAAGTAAGAAGGGTTTTCCCAAGCCTTCTTGATGCGACATCTGGTCACCTTCCCCTTTTCCTGATGGTTAGAATAGCTTCTGAATTCAGGAAACACTTGGGGAAGCTACCCAAGGGAAGAATTATCGTCCCTACCGGATCAGGGGAAACTATAATCTGTTTGAAGCTTGCTTACCCAAGCAAGCAATTCACAGCACAATACAACATCAACAAAGCAACAGCCTTCAACGAAGAAGCACCCTTGAATTCAGTTGTCGCTTCCTGGTTTCCTGTTATGGGAAGAAGGAAGTTGAAATTCAATGACGGAAGATAGAACATCCTGGGACAGAATTCAGGGGGAGCCTTCAGCATGGTTTGATCGATTTGACCGTTTCTACCGTCCCCTTGGGGCTGAAAGGTCAATCGAGAAAGCCTTCAAAGCATTCCTGACTTCTAAGGGTAAACCCCTGGGGAAGCGAAGACCTGGACAGCTATGGTATGACAAGGCTCGAGAATGGAAGTGGGCTGAAAGGGCTGAAGCCTGGGATGCGGCTGAAAGGGCTGAAAGGCTGAAGAAGGAAGTTCAGCTTAAAGATGAGTGGCAAGAGAACAGACGAAAGCTTCTTATAACTTCATACAGAAAGATTGCTGAAGCCGTTTTGAACCTGAAGCCTGGGGAAGCGAAGTTTTACGAAACCATGACAGCGGTAAAGATGATCTTAGAGCAGAACAGGCTTGAATTCGGTCTTCCTACTGAAATTACCCAGCTTGACCAGACTATTGATCTTGAATTCAGGGACTTTGTTGATGAAGATTAGGCTTCCCCCGCTTTATTCTTCTCAACTTGAAATTGCCCAGCACGAAGCAAGGTTCAAGGTTATTTCAAACGGAAGACGCTGGGGGAAGACCTACCTTGCTTCTGAAATTGCAATCGCCACAGCCTTGAAAGGGGGAAGGGTTTACTGGGTTGCACCAACTTTCGACCTTGGAAAGCTGGGGTGGCGAGAGATGACGGGAATAGCTCAACAAATACCAGGGCACAATATAGGGAAAGCGGCTCGCTCTATTCATATAATGAAGGGGGAAATATGGGTGAAATCCGCTGACAATCCGCTTCGTTTGAAAGGGGACAAGCTTGATCTTGTAATATTCGATGAAGCGGCTCAATGCAAACAGGAAGCCTGGACAGAAAGCCTTCGTCCCGCTCTTGCTGATAAACTTGGTAAGGCAATATTTATATCAACCCCCAGGGGGAAAAACTGGTTTTATCACCTGTGGCTTCGTGGAATAGAAGGGGAAGACCCCGAATACAAATCGTGGCAACGTCCGACTTCCGACAACCCTTTCATTCTTGCTTCTGAAATTGAAAGTGCAAGGGGGGACATTCCTGAAGCCTTATTCGAACAGGAATATCTTGCTGTTTTCCTTGAAAACAAGGGGGCTGTTTTTAGAAGGATCTCTGAAGCCCTGAATGCTCCGCTGGATGCAAGCCCAGAAGACCACAAAGATCATGAACTGTTAGCTGGAATTGACTGGGGTCGTTATGAAGACTTTACAGCTATATCGGTGGGTTGCCTGGATTGTAGAATGGAAGTATTCAAAGATCGTTTCAACCAGATTGACTATAATTTCCAGTCGGAAAGGGTGAAGAATATTCACCGTGCCTGGGGGGTGAAGTTGTTTCTTGCTGAGAAGAATGCTATGGGTGACCCTATAATTTCAAGGCTTCAGGATGAAGGGCTTCCTGTTGTCGGCTTCCAGACTACCCAGCAAAGCAAGAACCAACTTATAAGGGGCTTCAGCCTATTGATAGAAAACCAGACTTGGCAATTCCAAGCCGACCCCGTTTGGGACGCTGAACTGGAAGCTTATGAACAGAAGGTTTCACCGAATACGGGGCTGTCGTTCTTCTCTGCTCCTGAAGGCTTCCATGATGATACAATTATAGGAAGGGCATTGATGACGAAGGCTGAAGATTATATTATGACGGGGAGCTTGTTTCTATGACCATCAAAGACAGAATACTTCAATTATTCAACAGGGGGGGGAAGCGGGAATTCGTTCCTGGGATGTTCGGTTATGTTTCCCCTAACGGGGTCATCGAAAGCCCACCCCCTGAATATGGGGATTACCTGAAGATTTCATCGGCTGTTTACACTTGTGCAACGACAAGGGCTGACCTTCTTTCAAGCCTGAAGCCTGTTCTTTATAAGCTGAATTCCCAGGGGGAGAAGAAGGAAATTAATTCAGGCTTCGCTTATGAATTGCTTCAGAAGGTAAACGACTTCTGGACTTTCAATAGGCTTATTCAGATGACGGAGCTTTCGCTTTGCACCTGGGGGGCTTCTTTCTGGTTTGTTGAGCGGGGGGCTTCAGGGAAGGGAAGACCACAGGAAATATGGTGGGCAAGACCAGACCATGTAGAAGTAAAGATTGACAATTCGAATTATATTGATCGTTTTGAATTCAGACCCAGGGGGCAAGGAAAGCCTGTCATCTATGCTCCTTCTGAAACCGTCTGGTTTCGATATCCGAACCCCCTTGACGAATTCGAGCCGCTTTCCCCGCTTTCTTCTATTCGAATATCCGCTGATTATGGGCTTTCAGCCCTGCAAACAAACAGAAAGCTATTCGACCAGGGAATAATCGGGGGTGGGCTTGTTCTTGCTAAAAACAACCAAGGGCTTCCTATGTCCGATACCCAGGCTATCGAACTTGAAGAAAAGATAAACAACCGTTTTGCTGGAAAAGACAAAGCTCACCGATGGGGGGTTCTTCGCTTTGAAGCCGACGTCCAGCCCTTCAGCCTTTCCCCTAGGCACGCAGAATTCATACAGGGATACAGGCTTGCTTTAGAAGACGTTTGTAGGGCTTACAAAGTTCCGCTTGATCTTGTTGGGGGACAGCGGACGTATGAAAACCTGAACGCTTCCCTTCGTGCGGCTTGGACGCACGCTATTCTTCCTGAAGGAAGGTTCGTTTCAGGGGAAATAACTGAACAATTCCTTCCTATGTTCAAGGAAGAAGCTGATTTGATGGAATTCGACAGTTCTGAAGTTGATGTGCTTCAGGAAGCCGCTTCTGAAGAATGGGTACGCTCGAAGGAACAGATAGAGCGGGGAGCTATGACAATCAACGAGTGGCGAACCGATCAGGGCTTGAAACCCGTTCCCTGGGGGGATGCTTGGTGGGCTTCAGCTACCCTTCAGCCCATAGACATGACCCCTGAAGAATTCAAGAATTCCAAGCCTGAGCCACAGCCAGTAATAGACCTTACGGGGACAGCCCTTCCCCCAGGGGAAGAAGAACCTGAAATTGAAGAAGCAAGGGGAAAGCTTAAGCGAATGATCGGAGCTATCGAATACGGGGGATACGAACATCAAGCCTTGTGGAGAAGGTTCAATCGGAAGGCTTCAAAGCTTGAGCGGGAATTCGCTGAACTTATGAAGGAACTATTCATAAGACAGCGGGACAGCGTATTGACGAAACTTGGAAGGCTTCAGGAAGCCGATTTCCAGCGGGGGGTAGATGACGCTTTGATAGACCCCTTCGACCTTCCTGAATGGATAAAGAATTTCAAAGCGAAAGCCAAACCGCTTATATCTGAAATGTTTGAAGAAGGGGCTGACATAGCATTCTCAGCCCTTGACGTTATTCTTGTTTTCAGCCTGGACAACCCCAGGGCACAAGCCTTCATTGAAAGAAGGGCACAGCGTTTCGCTACTAAAGTAAACGAAACCACATGGAATGATCTTAGAAAGGTTCTTTCAGAAGCAATCGGGGAAGGGGAGCCGCTTACCGGAATTCAGGAAAGAATACGCTTGACATTCGAAAAGTATTACACTTCTGACCCAGGGGTAGCGGGGAAGGAATTACGAACTGAGATGATCGCTCGGACGGAAGTTATAGGTGCTTTGAATGGGGGGACGCTGGAAGGCTATCGTCAATCGGGGCTTCCTGTCCGAAAGACTTGGTTAGCGGCTCTTGACGACAGAACAAGGGAAACCCACATTCAGGCTCACTTTGAATACAATTCTAATCCGATAGGGCTTGAAGAAGAATTCCTGGTTGGAGCTGGACGGGGGCTTGCTCCTGGGGAAATAGGCTTACCTGAAGAAGACATTCATTGTCGATGCACAATGCAACCAGTTGTAGAATACCCTGGGGGCTTCTGATGCCGATTGAATTCTATTTTGCCCTTCTAATATTGTCTTCATTTACGCTCGGGTTTTCATTCGCTGGGCTTGTTTATGGGCTGAAGTTTCCTTTAAGACTTCTAAGTAAACCCCCTGAAGGGCTTGAAGAACCTTGAAAACAGGCGTTTTCTTCCTTCAGCGGGGGATAGAATTCTTGTGTTGGGGCTTACAGAAGGCTTTACATGGATGTTTCAGGAAGCCATATAAGAAGCCATATTTCATCGTAGAACCTTACCCTGGGCTTTACATTCATAGAAAATGTGTCCGATGAATTAATGTGTTGTTCAGTATTTATAGTGGTAGAATTAAGGTGAAGTTCCGAATTCGGGAAAGGAGCATTGTCAATGGAAGGGAAATATCTTCGAGCAGTTGTAAACAGGGAATTCAGTCAAGGGGCTGAAGCCGATGACCCAGCTTCCCCCATTCGCTTTGTCGCTTCAACTGAAGGGGTCAAACGTGATGGGATGGACTTAAAAACGGAAGACTGGAAGCTTGACCGCTACCTTCAGCATCCGGTAGTTCTCTATGCTCACGACTATATAGGAAGCCGCTTACCGCTGGGAAGCGGGAAGCCTTTCTTCGAAAACCGGAACTTGATGATTGATGTTTATTTTGACAACGAAGACCCGTTTGCGATGGAAGTCAGAAGGAAAGCAAGGAAGGGTCTTGTTGGGGGTTCGGTTGGGTGGGATGAAGTTGCTGAAGGGAATGAACTTCTTGAATTCAGCATCGTCCCCGTTCCGCTTGACCCCAAGGCATTACCAGTAAGACAAGCCCTTGGACTTCTAAACTTGAAGCAAGCCCTTGACGGTATTGTAGAAGCTGAAGAAGCTTCTTCAGTTCGTGTTGGTGCTGTCCTGTCGGCTCGTAATCTCGCTGACCTGAATAAGGCTGTCGAATTGATTAACGGTGTCGTGGAAAGAGCGAAGAAAGAAGAAGCCAAGCAAGAAACCAAGGAAGAAGAAAGAGCAACCCAGGAAGAAGCTTCCCCCGCTGAACTGGAAGCCGCTGAAAGGGCTTTCTCTGGTATTCTTCATAAACTAAGCACAATGACAGGGAGTTAATTACCATGAACGAAAATTTTGAAACCATCTTGACCGACATTAATTCAAGGCTTGAAGCAATCGGTCAGACCATCGAACCGGAAGCGTTGAAAAACCTTGTCCGGACGTACCTTGGGGAATTGCTGGAAGACCAGGAATTCACCCGTAAAATGAAATTCGAAAAGCAAGCTTCCCCAGCCCTGGTAGGCACGAAGTTTTCTCGCTGGGGGCTTTCGATTTCCGATCTTGAATTCCTTTACGACCTTCAGCTTTCCTTGACTGGTCAGCGTAGGGTTTCGGGGGCTGGGGTGTATGGAATGCCTTCTGAAGAACTGGAACGAACCTTCAAGGGTATTACGAAAGCCTTCTACCTGGAAGAAGATGAAGTCAAGCGAATTGACCGTAGAGCAATTGACGATCTGTTCCCCCGCTTACCGCTTTCCGCTTTCCCGCTGGAAGACCGCTCGCTTGTGAAGCGTGGTGCCTGGGAAGAAACCGGAATGTACAGGGGGGCTGTTCGTGCTATGGACTCGGCTGAAACTGGGTTCGGTCTTCAGCTTATCGGGGCACAATATGTGGGTGATCTCTGGGAAGGGGCACGGAATGAAAGCCGTGTAATGAGCCTGATCAACTTCTTCGAGATGACCGACCCCGTTGCTTACCTTCCCATTGAAGCGGGAATTCCTGAAATGCTTCTGGTCGCTGAAAGCACAGCTTCAGACAGTTCCAACTACACGACCAGTAAGTCGGGAAGCAATCGGGTCACCGTCACAGCGAAAAAGTTTGTCATCCACCAGATGTGGTCAGGGGAACTGGAAGAAGATTCTATTATTCCCTTCATTCCCTTCCTGCGTAGACAGGCTGAACTTTCCCTGGGGTATTACGGGGATAGCGTTATTCTGAATGGGGACACCACAAACGCCGCTACTGGAAACATCAATTCCGATGATGCAGACCCAGCGGACACAAAGCACTTCCTTGCATTCGATGGTATTCGACATTCCGCTATTATTGACAACACCGCAAACGCTGTCAATCAAAGCGGGGGGGCTTATACCTACGACAGCTTGTATGCTTTACGTTCCAAGATGCTTGACGCAACTTACCTGTTCGACTGGGGGCATCCGAATGACCCGAATGATCTGGTTTACGTTTGCGACCCAACTTCAGGGGATAAGATTTCCATGCTGGATGAAGTCTTGACCGTTGATAAATATCCCCAGGCTACCAACGTAAACGGTCAGCTTGCTATGATCGGAAGAAACCCCCTGGTTTCTTCAATAGCGGCTCCCACAACTGAAGCGGACGGGAAGGTTTCAGCAACCCCAGCAAACAATACCCTGGGACAGACAACCCTATTCAATAGAAGGGGCTTCGTTGGTGGGTGGCGACGTCGGGTCAAGATCGAAAGCGAACGCTTGATCGGTTCGGATCAGA